CACCTTTAGCTGATGCCATATCGCTAATACTACCAACACCAATTTGAGACAAAACATCGGCTTCCGTATTCCAATTTAACGAAAGACCATCAGTTGGAAATTCCATAGGCATTTGTAAAAAAGTATCAGCAATGCCTTCATCTGTTTTTAGACCATTATGTTTAAATGCAGTATACTTTATGCAGTGACCAACATTATCCAATGCATTTGGAAAAAAAAGACTACCTGACTTAAAATTAGTTCCTTCTCTATTCATCTGTGCCATATAACTCTCCTATCTATCTATTTATATTTATAAATAATTCTATGGCATATAAAGGAAAATTCATTCCCAAAAACATAAATAAATATAGAGGTACTGTTAGCAACATTATTTATCGTTCGCTGTGGGAAAGAAGATTCATGAAGTGGTGCGATGATGAAGTCTCCGTATTAAAATGGAGTAGTGAAGAATTGACAATACCTTATATTTCACCTGTAGACCGTAGATGGCACCGATACTATCCAGACTTTTATATAAAAGTAAAAAACAAAGAAAATAATATAACAGAACACCTAGTTGAAATAAAACCCAAGAAACAAACCAAACGTCCAATAAATAAAGGTGGAAAAAGATTCCTCACAGAAGTAAAAACATATAGCGTCAATGAAGCAAAATGGAAAGCTGCAAATATATATTGCAAAAAACGTAACTGGACTTTCAACATACTAACAGAAGATCACATCCTATGAAACTAGCAGAATATAAATCACTACTTACAACTCTACAACGCCCAGGGGCTATGTCTGACCAAATTGCAAGAAAATGGTTTGTCACTCAAGCAAGATCTTTAAACACAAGACCTAGATCTATCTTAACATCTGAACAAGAAAACTTAACTAATAAAATCAAATTAGGTTATCTTTACTTATTTTTTTATGAACCAAAATATAAAAGTAACCTAAAATATTTTGATAAATATCCATTAACAATACCAATAGAACTAAAAGAAAATGGATTCACTGGGCTCAACCTGCACTATATATCACCAACACAAAGATTAGTCTTAATAGAAAATCTCAGACCATTAATAATGAATGAAAGTGTTTCAAATCGTCAACGATTAAGAATATCCCATAGAATATTACAATCAAGTAGACGATATAAATATTATAAACCTTGTGTAAAAAACTATCTTTATAATAATTGCAAATCATTATTTCTCAAAATACAAGCAGAGGATTGGCAAACTGCATTAATGCTACCAACTGAAAGATTTATAAAGAAGAATAAAAAAAATGTCTGGATTGATTCACGGAGAACAATAAATGGCCATCGATAGGAGTAGAATAGAAAACATTCGTCAATATATGAATAAGCACGGCGGAATAGCTACCAGTGACAGATACCTAGTTATGATTCCTACGCCACCATTATTAGAAACAGATAGTGGAGACAGGCCAAAACAATATTATGACAATGGCAAACCAGCTGGGTTAGAACTATTAGAGAAACGAAATATATCTAAGTGGAATAAAGAATCAGAAGGTAGTGGTCTTAGTATAGTTTGCGATAGTGCATCAATGCCTGGCATATCATATCAAACAAGTGCTATACAAGACATCGGGCCTGAAAAAGTATATCCATATGCAACATCATTTGAAGACTTAGAATTATCATTCTTTTGTAGCGAGAGTATGCGAGAACGAGTATTTTTCGATGCATGGTTTGAAAGTATTTCTCTAATAACAGAAACCAACTTTCCAAAATTCTCTTTCAGAGATGATTATGTAACTACAATTACAATAGACAAACTAAATCGTAGAGATGAGCGAGCATATGGTTTAAAATTAATAGACGCATATCCTATAACAATGGCTAGCCAAGAATTGAGTTATGTACCACAAGCAAATGATGCATTTAAATTATCCATTACTTTTAATTATAGTAGATGGGTTTATAATGACATAATAGAATAGGAGTAATATAATATGCCTTTACCAAAACTTGATGTACCAACGTATGACTTGACATTACCTTCATCAAATAGACAAATAACATATAGACCATTCTTAGTAAAAGAAGAAAAGATTCTACTGATGGCCATGGAAGGTGAAGAACAGAATGAAATGGTCAATGCGATGAAACAAATAATAGGTAATTGTATCATAGAAGAAATTAATGTAGATGTACTACCACTGTTTGACCTAGAATTTATTTTCCTAAACCTAAGATCCAAATCAGTCGGGGCCGAAAGTACAGTAGGAATATCATGTCCAAACTGTAATACAACAAATCAATTCGAGATTAATCTCGATGAAATAGAAATTTCAAAAACAGAAGAACATACCAAAGAAATTCTGTTGACAGAATCCGTTGGGCTAGTAATGAAATACCCGACAGTGGATGTCTTAAAAGGTGTAAATATTTCAGAAGAAACTGTCGATGTCGAAAATACTATGCTAATGGTAGAATCGTGCGTTGAAACATTATGGGAAGGTGATGCAACATATGACATGAGCGACTATACCAAAGATGAAAGACAGGAATTTTTTGATAACCTAACCCAATCTCAATTTGCAGAAATACAAAACTTTTTTGAAACGATGCCAAAGCTATCACATGACATACAATACTCTTGTAGTAGTTGTGATTATGATGATACTATGACATTGGAGGGCCTCCAAAATTTTTTCGGATAGCGTTGAGTCATGACAATCTTTATAATATGTACGTCACTAATTTCTCCATGATTCAACACCATAAATACAGTCTCGCGGAAATAGAAGAAATGATACCATTTGAAAGGGAAATATACATTGGTCTGTTAAAGGATCATGTAGAAAAAGAAAATGAGAGAATCCGCAGAGAAAACGCTAAGATGAAAGTAAAAGGGTAATAAGACATGGCTGATACAATAGAAGAACAAACTAAACTCATGTCGGAATGGGGTAAAACCATGGCCGAGTTGAGAAAAAAAACGAAAGAAATTTCAGCTGAAACCGATAGTGCAAGAATAACTGAACTCGAAAATGAAAAAAAAGAACTCAACAAGCGTGCTAAAAGAGCAAAAGGACTAAACAAGCTTCTTCAAGATAACGATAGAGAAATCGAAGCTGCTACTAAAAAACAAGCAGAAGAACGAACTCGAATGTTACGTGCACAGTTTGTCGCAGACGAAAAACTAAAAGATTTACAAGATAAAGTACGTCAAGCTGCAACAGACGATGAACGAACTACAGCTGAAGAACAAATACGTTCTCTTGAAGCACAAAAAACTATTTTTAAACAACGACAAGCAGAAATTGATAATACTATAAACAACCCTAAAGGGCCCCTTCGTTCACTATTTGCAAATATGAACAAAGGCCTAACTGGTGGATTGAAAAGTATGTCCTCTGATCTTGGCCAAATGTTTTCCACAACTGGCCTTGGCAAAACCCTCAACTTGGGTACTAAATTACTAGGGAAAGACGGCATCCGTTCAATGTTTGAAGATCCATCTGTTCAAGCAATGAGGAAAAAAACAGAAGAAGAAGAGCGTGAACAAAAACTAAAAGGACTAACAGAAGCACAAAAAGAAGAACTGGAACGTAAAGAAGAATTAAGTACCGCAGGAAAATTGACTGAAGGTTTATTTGGTGGAGTTGGAAAATTATTTGGACTTGATACTGCTGGTACTCGCGAGAGTGATATTGCAACTAGCTCTGCCGAAGAATGGTCTGAAGAATTAACTGAAGGGAATGAAATATTAGATAGCATAGAGAACTCATTACGCGGTAGCCCACCATATCTTATGACCATATCAGAAACATTAACCAATATGGCCATCGATTTAAAAACTATTACACAATCTATGACAGGACAAATTGATGATAGTGATGCAGGACGTAAAGAAAGAGAATTCGAAGCACAAAAAAGACATGATGAGCTCGTAGAAGCACAAAGTGAAGGTGGTGCACTCGGCACTGCTTCTCCAGAAGTAGAAATAAAGGGCGGTGGCTTCCTAGAAAAATTAGGAACTAATGCTGGTAAAGGATTAAAAGGTATAGTAGATGGAATATTCGGAGCAATCAAAGCTTTTGTAGATGGTATTGGTTCTATTATCAACGCAGTTTTAAACATCATCAAAAACTTTGTTAATAAGGTTGGACAAATAATTCAGAAGCTTGCCAAAATTATAACCAGAACATTTATAACATTAATGAAAGGATTGGGTAAAGGTATATCAGCACTATTTAAAGCTTTAGGTTCTATTCCACCACAGGCAATAGGTATTGCAGCTGCAGCACTCGGAGTCCTAACAGTGTCTATGATTGGTATGGCATTTGCACTAAGACTACTAACTCCATTAATGAAAACACTGGCTCCTGTATTATTAGGACTTATAAATGGTATTGTTAAAGTAGTCAAAATATTAACTGACTTTATAATA